GCCGGCGCGCTCGCGGTAGGGCCCGTGGAACACCAGCTCCCCGGAGTAGCTGAGGGCGGCGATCTCGAAGCACCCGGAGGGCCAGCGTTTGATCAGACCGATCTCGATCTTCTGATACCGTTCCTCGTCCTCGGCGCTGATCTCGGCCTCGGCCTCGCAGCGATCATGGAACTCTTCGTATTCCTCCATCGTCGCGAAGCCGGCGTCCGCGATCACGACGTCATCGACTTCCGGGACGTTGTCGGCGCGCACGATGCCGTTGTCGGCGGTGTAGCTGTGGACGTAGACCCCGGCGGTGAACCGGGTTGGCCGGCCCGTCAGCTTGGTGCGCTCGTCGGCCTTGTGCTTCAGGAACGCCTCGATGGCCGGTTCGATCAGGTGCCCGTCGACCGGGGTGGCCTTGACGCCGTCGCCCAGGTCGAACAGGGGTTCGGACACCTTGCCGCCCAGCGTGATGTAGGCGTCCTTGATCGCCTCGAAGCGGGCCGGGTTGATGTCCCGGTGCCAGTAGTTCCGGGCGTGGTGGGCCAGCCCATTGTCGGTCAGCCCGCCGGACTCGCGCTCGCAGGCGTCGAGAACCGCCTTGCGGTGCTCGGTGGGGATGCGGGCCAGCTTCAGGATGGTCGCCGGCGTCACCGCGGCCTTGCGGAGCTTCACGATCTCCTGGGCCGTGAACTGGCCGATGGCGCGCACGACCTTCTGGTCGTCGGTGCCGAAGCCCAGCGCTTTCTTGATCTGCGCGTCGGTGACGCCCTCGGCGATCAGCCGGCGGTAGGCGTCGTACTTGTCGAAGCACGACAACGCCTGAACCGAGACGTTCATGGCGATCGACGTCATGCCGTCGCCGTCGACCTCCAGCGTCGGCACCTCCGTCAGCTTCAGCTTCTTGGCTGCCGCCAGCCGGCGGCTGCCGTCGATCACGTCGAAGGTGCCGTCGACCTGCTGCTTCACCAGGATCGGGTGGAGAATGCCGCTCTCCTTGATGCTGGCGACCAGCACGGGGTTCAGGTCCTCCTTCTGGCCGGTGAACCGGGCGTTGGTCTCGGAGACGACGAGATGGTTGAGCGGTCGCATCACGACCGCCCGGGGGGCTTGTTCGTTCATGGGAACCTCGCGGTCAGAAGGGGTGGTCGACAAGAAGGTCGGCGTCCTTGGTATCCGGACGCTCGGCGTCGTCCTCAGGGCGCCTATGGGTCAGCATCAGGAGCCCGACGTCCTCAAGCTGCTTGCGGAGGGTGGCGAGCAGGCCCTGGCGGAGCGCCTCGCTGAACCCGTCGCCCGCTACGAGACTCTGGGCCTTCACGCAGAGGATGCGTCGCTCGCGGCCCTGGCGGTCCGGACGGCGGTAGAGCTCGTTGTAGCAGCGGGCCATCCACTGATCGAAGGTCTCGCCGGGCTCGTAGTGGACAGCGTCGTCCAGTTCGTTTTCGGGGACGATCTTGTCGTAGGCGTTCTGCCGGTTGATGTCCTTGTCGGACGCTCGCAGACGGATGAACGCCTGGGATGCTTCGATCAGGATGTAGGCGTTGACGTTGCCGTCGTAGCCGTGAAGCTCGGCGGCGTTTTCCCACGCCTTAAGGCTCTCCCTGGCGGAGATGAGGTCGATATCCATTGTCGGCTCCTTGGTTTGCGGTGGCTTATTGCCGCACGCATCCGGCTGCGGTTCGCTGCACTACCGGCGGTGCTTCGGAAAAACGGCCCAGGACAGCCACGCCCATGCGGTTGCACCGATCCATCGGGCGGATCGAAGAACGCGGCGTGTGAGGCTCTGACGGGCGTCTAGGCCAAGCTGAAACGGCAATTCGCCGTCCCAGGACGCAGCGAGGCGGCGGTGGCGCATTCGGTAGACCAGCCGGCGGCACTCGACCATCGCCTGTTCCCATTCCTCCGTCGTGCGGTGGAACTCGGGCCACAGGGCGTTGGTGATCTGGTCGAGCTCCGCGTGCGTCGCGTAGGTCGTTTTCATGGCTACACCATGTTGAGCGGAGGCAGTGGGATCAGCGCCATCTGCGGGCGCCACAAATGGAGCGTGTGCGGGTGCACATTGACGTGCTGGGCGATCGGGACGTGCAGCTGCATCGCCGGCAAGTCGCCGATGAACATCCGGTGGACGTGGCTCATCTCGTCCCAGGTCGGACAGCGGCGATAGGCTGAGACGGAGACGTGGTCCCAGCCGCCGCCGTCGCTCGCGATCACATAGAGCCGCTGGCTGTGGAACATGATCTGGAACACGCCGTTGCCCTCGTCTCCGTAACCGCCATAGGCGGCAAGAACCTGTGGAGTGCGGAGACGGAACCGGTCGATGTCGGGGTGGGTCAGGTCACGCATGGTGGCCTCGCGATAAAGGATGGTGTCGGCGGTTGATTACTGGAACCCCCTGGCCGCGGCGGTGCGGGGCGCAAAAAAAAAGGGGCCCCGATCTCTCGGAGCCCCAGGTTCCTCGGGGGAGGTTACTTCGTGTCGGGCGCGGCGTCCGGCTCGGTCTTGATGAACCGGCCGAACCGCTTGGTGAACTCGGCGCGCTGGGCGTTCACCAGCGGATCCTTCGTCGGCGCCGCCTTGCCGCGCTCCGAGAAGGGCACCCAGGCCGCGTTCCCGCTGATCTGGAGGTAGAGCGGCTCGACCACGGCCTTCAAGGCGTCGTAGATCGCCAGGGCCTTCTCGTGGCGGTTCAGCTTCTCTTCCCAGGCCCAGGTCTGCTCGATGCCGATCTCGGTCCCGGCGTTGTACGATGAGAGGTGCCGGGCGGCTCGGGTCGCATCCTGCTCGCCGATGCGCTCGTGGAACTCGATCTGCTTGGTGCAGGTCGCCATGAGCGTGTCCAGCAGCTGGACCTGGACGACGTTGCCGCGCCCGTCGCCGTAGGTCAGGTCGCTGTCGTCCATCAGCATCAGGATGCCATGAACGGCCTGCTCGACCATTCGCCGGTACTCGGTGAGGCCGTAGAACGAGGCGTCGTTCTCGGCGCGCACGATGCCGTTGTCGCCGGTGTAGGGCGCGTCGACCTGGTTGTCGGCCTCGGCGTAGTCGTCGATGGTGCGCTCGGCGTTGATGCCGCCGGTGCGGGCGGCCAGGGCGCGCTGGGCGTGTTCCATCGCGGCGGTCATGGCGGTCTGGGTCATGTCGGTCTCCATTGTCGAATGTCGGTCGAGGGTGTGGAGCCCCGGTTGCCCAGGGCTCCGCTGTCGGTCAGTGGACGGTGAAGTCGTTGTCGTCGTCCTCGGTGTCGTCCGCCGGCACGTCGATGCAGCCGAAGATCAGGTCGTCGGCGAGCAGCTGGTCGGCGTGGTCGAGGTGAAGCGTGTATTCGGTCATGGTCGGTCTCCGTCTGAAGCCCATCCGCACATGCGCGGTCCGGCTGACTTCAAACGGTTAGGGATCGGGCGGCGGTGTGGCGCTCAAGAGGGAGTGGTGCGGGCGCAGGGAGCGCAGCGACTGAGCCACGGTCCCTCTTGAACGCCAGTTGGCTAGCGGAGGTTGGGCAAGCCCCGTTGCGAGGGACCGGCCTGCGATGAACAAGGGGCTTTCCCTACCGCAGCTTGCCAACCCGCCCGATACCGGGACGCGGCGGGTGCGCCGCCGTTCAGGCGGGCGCAACCGTCGTGGCCCATTCGCGCAGCGATCAGCCGGATCGTGTGTGTGTGTAGTCGTTAGCGTGATTCGGCGAACCGCAACGACAACCCGTGATCGGTAGGACGGTGGCCCGGAACGGAGTGCGCGATCGTTCCCTGCCGCGGAGATAGGGATGCAGCGGCGTTTGGAAATGGAACGGTCGTGCCGTAGTGCAGGGACACCGGCCGGGGAGGCCGGGAGCCGGATAGCCGCGGAGCGAGCTGGACAACGAGACAGCGAGGCACGCCAGCGCGGAAAGCGGTGGCGGGCATTCCACGCGAAAGACGGTGAGGTAGATGTGGCAACGACGACGGTCAGCCGGTCCAGGGCTTTCGTCGCAGGCCGCACTGCGGCCGTGAGGGCTATTCGCGGAGGATCCGCTGGTGCAGGTCCAGGCACTCCTGGGTGTCCGGGATGTCGCTGCACCGCATGACGGCGATGATCGTCTCGTGATCTCGCACGGCGTTGTTGAAGCCGTAGACCGTGCTGATCGTGATGAACGTCAGCATGGCGGTGATGGTAGCGGGGATCGAGAATTGGGTCGGGCATCGTTGGCTTCATCGTGGTGTTAAGACGCAAAGCGTCGATGGTGCCAATTGGTCTCCCATTGCCGTGCGGAAGGCTAACCGGAAGCCCGGCATTCAGGGTGAACAGGACGCTTATGCAGCCAAGCATGACACCTATTTCGATAGAGCCAAACGACGTGCAAGTCGCTTCTCGCCTAGCCTGATCGCCCGTTTCCTGCGCTTCCCGGCATGGTGCCAAGCACACCCGCCCGATTTGGGTCTTGACAGCCTGCACAAACGCCTGCTCCCCTCGCGCGCACTCCCTCCCTCCCGAGACATGAGGCCATGGAAGCGCCAGTCGTAACCCACTCGGCAGCGATCCAGAGAGACCTCGACACGCTAGCCGATGAACTCGGCCTCAACGAGCGTGAGAGACGCTTTTGTGAGTACCTCGCAACAGGGCAGGCAGCGTCCAACGCAGATGCAGCACGCCTATCTGGCTTCAGCGTCAGCCGTGCCAAACAAGAGGGTTGGCGGTTAAGTCAGAAGAAGGGGGTAAGCACGTACTTAAAAGCGTGTGTTCACGCGAAGTTGCAGCAACTACGTGTAGTAGCGGTGCAAGTGCTTGGTGATCTGTTGACAGATACTGAAGTGGATGCCCGTGTAAGGAAGGACGTAGCCTTCGGTATCCTTGACAGGAGCGAGGCTAAGAGCCGTAGCCAGGGGCAAGGTCAACAGGTTCATGTCTCTATCAACCTTGGTGGTGAAGCGAAGGTGATCGAGCATGAAGAAGGGTAGGGGGGAAAAAGGGAGCGACGGGTACGATCTCCCCCTCCCCCACGCAATTTTCCCCACCGCCTGAGATGCGGTTCCCCTGATTTTTTCCGATCTCCTGGAATGCTGAGTGCAGTGATCGGTAGTGTGGTGTCGGGTGATGTGTCGGTCCCTGAGGTGATCTGAGGACGACGTTATGGCTCGACGCAGGAAGGACGACGCGGACGGTGCGATCCGCGAGGCTGAGGCCAAGGTGAATGGCGGTCACCCGGTGACGCCGCATCCGAACGCTCTGCTGCCGATCCTTGAGGACATCAAGACGCTGGAGTCCTCGATCGCGGAGGAGCGCGGTGGCTTGTCGGGCCACTGGAAGCGGTATGAGGAGAAGGGCGGCATCAAGGATGTCGGCCGGGTGATCAAGAAGCTGTCGAAGATGACGGAGAGCCAGCGGGCTGACTGGATGCGTCAGTTCGACCTGCTTCGGAGGTCGGCGTTCGGCGGCGACACGGCTGACATGTTCGCCGCGGACGCTGCGGAGTGATGGAGACCTCGGCCGGCTCGTCCACCGGCTGAGTTGCCGCCGGATAGCGGTGTCCGCGGCTGGGAGGGGCCCTGGGGAAACCTGGGGCCCTTTCTGCATGTGCATTGAGGCGATGGGGTCTGCCGCTGACGATCCGGCCAGCACGGTTGGAGGCGGTGATGGCGAAGAAAGACTTTTCGACGGGCGCGGCGAACGGTGGCGCGGGGCCGTCGCCCTACGAGACGATGGTGATGTTGCAGGAGCAGGCCGACGAGCTCTACTCCGGGCTCGGTAACGGCACTGACCTGTCGCCTCGGCTGACGGGGATCGTCGGGCTTTCGTCGGCCGGGCTGCTGTTCGTGAACGGTTCCTCGGTCGGGTTGCGATCGCTGGCCGACACGGCTGACATTCAGTGGGCGAACGCGGACGCTTCTGGCGGCAGTCCGGCGCCGACGTTGAAGGCGACGGGGGTGACGGCGGGGACCTACTCGCTGGCGACGCTTCAAGTGGACGCGGCCGGCCGGGTGGTGTCGATTACGAGCGGGTCGACTACGTCGGGTGGCGAGGCGAACACGGCGTCGAACCTTGCTGGGACCGGGCTGTTCTCGGCAAAGACGGGCGCTGACCTTGCGTTCAAGGGCTTGGTCGCTGGCACCGGGATCACTCTTTCGGCGGACTCGACCACGGTGACGGTGTCGTCGAGCGCCGCGGCCGGCGAGGCGAACACAGCCTCGAGCCTGGGTGGCGAGGCGGTCTTCTCGGACAAGTCGGGTGTCGACTTTCGGTTCAAAGGGCTGACGGCGGGTGCCGGCATTGCGATCGCCGCGAGCGCCACGGCGCTGACGATCACGGTGGACGCCGTTGCGTCCGAGATCCCGTTTACGCCGGCGGGCGCGCTGGCTGCGACCGACGTCCAAGCGGCGCTGGTAGAGCTGGACACCGAGAAGGCGGCGGCCGGACACGCGCACTCGGACGCGACGACCGGCACGGCCGGGTTCATGTCGGCGGCCGACAAGACCAAGCTTGACGGCGTCGAGACGGGTGCGACGGCCGACATGAGTGCCGCCGAGATCCTGACGGCGGTAAAGACGGTCGACGGCACCGGCAGCGGCTTGGACGCCGACCAGCTGGACGGCAACGAGGCGTCGGCGTTCGCGCTGCTGTCGGGGGCGACGTTCTCGGGCCCCGTGACGGTGACGGGCGACCTGACGGTCAACGGCACGACCACGACGGTTAACAGCCAAACGGTCCAGGTGACGGATAACCTGATCGTCATCAACTACGGCGAGGTCGGAGCGGGTGTGACCGCGGGCTCTGCTGGCATCCGGGTCGAGCGCGGGTCAGCCACCGATTACGACTTCCTGTTCGATGAGAGCGACGATCTGTTCAAGGTCGGCCAGACCGGCAGCCTGCAGGCGGTCGCCACGCGGGAGGGAACGCCGACCGACAATGGTATGCCGTTCTGGGATGCAGCTTCGTCCATGTTCACGACCTCCGGGGCGCCGACGTGGGACGGCTCGAAGCTGACGGTGCCCGGCACGGCGGCGGCGACCGGCGGTATGCCGCTGGTGACGGAAAGCACGACGGCCCGGACCTTCGGGCTGTCGGACGCCGGCAGCTACATTCGGTGCACGAACGCTTCGGCGACGACGCTAACGGTGCCGCCGAACTCAACGACGGCGTTCGCGACGGGTGCCGAGATCGTGGTAATGCAGGCAGGCGCCGGCGCGGTGACGTTTGCTGCGGGTGCCGGGGTGACAATTAACTCAAAAGGCGCCGCGCTCGGCCTGAGCGACCAGTATGCGGCGGCGACCCTCAAGAAAGTCGGAACGGACACCTGGGACCTAATCGGGGATATCGCCTGATGTTCGCACGCGCAATGATAACTGGTGCCCTCGCCGCCTCAGGCGGGGGCGGGGGCGTCATCATTAACGAACCAGACCGCGCCAACGCCATACTTCTCGCGTCCCTGGCTGATGTCGGCGATGGACTAGACCTGACCGACTATTCGCCACTCCGTCTCGACCTGTCAAACTCGGGTGCAGTTTGGCAGACCTCCGTTCAGAAGAACTACGGTGGCGCCGCCTACTTCAACGGCACTAACATCTTCTCGGCGACCAATGCCTCATTTGCGCTTGGGAGCGGCGACTTCGCGATTGGCTTCTGGGCACGGTTCCACTCGGGCGCCACCAACTACAAGGCGCCATTGCGCATCGGCGGGCTCACCACCTTCGACGGCTACATCGCCTACAAGGACACCAACAACCTCGACCTGTACCTTTCGAACTCTGGAGGTGGTTGGGCTAAGAACGGCACCTACTATGGGACCTTCGACTCGACCGCTTGGCACTACTACACCCTGTCTCGTAGTAGCGGGACGCTCTACACGAGCAAGGATGGTGCCGTAACAAACATCGGGGCGATGAGCGGCTCTGTGTACCAGTCGGCGAACAAGTTCGTCATCGGCGGTAACCAGGCCGTCTACATCCAAGACGTTCGCATTTTCAACATCGCAAAGTGGACGGCGAACTTCACCCCTCCGGGTGCGTTGGTTACCTACGCCGAGCCTTCCTACCCACCGCCCCTTTGGAAATCCACCGGCCTCGCCTCGGGTATGGCGGTGTCCGGTGGTGGCTCCATCCTGACCATCACCGCACCTGGCTCTGGGAACATCCGCCACTCGGTCGTCGACAACGTCATCCCCTCGGGGCAGAAGGTCTACATCGAGATCCACGTCGGTGGTTCGCTCACTAGCAGCGTCGGGGTCGGCTGCGGTTCCGCGTCGCTTCACGGCACTACAACCGGCGACTGGGGTGGTGACGGGGCCGCCTGGGAATGGCGGAACGACGGCAACACCCGTGGAGGCTCTGGCGGCGAGCGGGGAACGCAGTCCTGGTCGACGAACGACATCCTCAAGCTCGCCTTCGACCCGACCACTGGCGGCATATGGTTTGGCACCAACAGCGGCTGGTACAGCAATTTGGTCCCTGGCGTCGACTCCCCTGTCGAGACTTCGAGTAAAGTTGCCGCAGGAAAGGCAATAGAGATTGCCGCGAACTTCGGCGGTTCTGGCGTGTTCACCATCCCGGCGACGCCGACTTACTCGGTGCCGTCTGGCTTCACCTACCTTCCGGGGCCGTGATGAGCGACTTGTGACCCGGCCGCAAGTGCAGTGATCGGCCGCGGGACCGCAGCCAGTGTGGGCGCTCCACCGCGAAGGAGCCCCTTATGGCTGCAGAAGCCAAGTTCCAGGCCGTCGACCGAGTGCTGATCGGGCCAAAAACGGTCATTATCAGCCCGTCTACATGGAAGCAGATCGAGACGATTTTGCGCCGGCAGCCCTACGAGGCCGCCGAGCCGATCCTGTCGGCCGTCGAATACTTCGAGATTCCGGAGATCGGAGACGACCATGACGGCGATCGCTGACGACAACGTGAAACGGCGCGTCCAGGCGCTGCGGAAGAAAGCCGGGAGCCCCCTGGGTGGCCTTGTGCTAGACCTGGATATGTCAGCGGCCATGGACGCGCCGGACGAAGAGACCAGCGGCCTGCTGTCGGCCGAGAGCTTCCTGGCGACCATCAGTGTAAAGGACCGGGACCGGCTTCGGCAGGTCGTCAAGAAGGTCCACCTTCGGCATGTGCCCGGCGACATGATCACCGACCGCGAGGCCGACCGGGTGATCGAAGCGATGGGGCCTATCACGCGCGAGAAGCTGATTGCCAAGGCGGTCGAGCACGGAATGTTCGACTGACATGGAGCCGATGGATTGGTTCGCGGCAATTATCGCCGTAACCCTGATAGCCGTGGTGGTCCAGAACTGGACGGTGTGCTGGTGACCCAAGCGCTAAACCTGCTGCCGAAAAGTGTCGACCTTGACCTCGACACCCCCGACGATTGCTTGAACCGGGCCAAAGAGCGCGCCCGGGCCATGCGGAGCGTGGTGGTCGTCTACCAGATGGCGGACGGACGCTGGTTTGCCGACGCCTCGACGCAGAGCGGCCCGAGTTACCTCCGGTCGGCTATCGAAGCCCGGGTTATGGCCGAAGAGGCGATCTACGGAGAGAGCCGGTGACGGACGCGCGGATCGACTACACCCCCAACGGCGAAACCTTGACCGAGTTCCTCCGGTCGGACGCCTTCGGCCGGCTGCTGCGCGGCCCGGTCGGGTCAGGCAAGTCGGTCGCCGGCTGCATCGAGATCATCCGACGCGCGCTGCAGCAGGAGAAGTCGCCGCTGAACGGCCGCCGGATGACTCGCTGGGCCGTAGTCCGCAACACCTTTCCCGAGCTCAAGACCACGACGATGAAGACGTGGCGGGATTGGTTCCCCGAGGACGCCTGGGGCCCGATCATCATGACGGCCCCGTATACGCACCACATCCGAATCGGGGACCTGGACTGCGAGGTGATCTTCTTGGCGCTCGACAAGCCCGAGGACGTGGCCAAGCTGCTGTCGCTGGAGCTCACGGGCGCCTGGGTGAACGAAGGGCGCGAGGTTCCAAAAGAGATTTTCGACGGCCTGTCCATGCGCGTCGGCCGCTACCCTTCCATGCGACATGGCGGCCCGACGTGGTTTGGCTGGTGGTCGGACACAAACCCGCCGGACGAAGATCACTGGTGGCCGATCATGGAGGGCATTGTCAACCCGCCGGACTGGATGAGCGAAAGCGACCGGAACGCCCTGATTCGGCCAAAAAAGTGGCACTTTTTTGCTCAGCCAGCAGGGATGATCGAAGAGCTCGACACGGCGGGCAACATCGTTGGGTGGCACAAGAACCCGCTGGCCGAGAACCTCGCGAACCTGCACCCCGACTATTACCCGAACCTGATCCAAGGCAAGCGGTCGGGCTGGGTAAAGGTGTACGTCGGCAACAAGATCGGCGGCATCGAGCACGATCTGGCGGTCTACCGCAACTGGATCACAGACACGCACGTCGCCAAACAAACCCTGCGGCCGCTGCAGGGCGTCCCGCTGCAGCTTGGGTGGGACTTTGGGCTGACGCCGGCGGCGATCGTCGGCCAGTGGACGCCGAGCGGCCGGCTGCTGGTGCTGAAAGAGATCGTCCGCGTCAACATGGGCGCCGAGCGGTTCTGCCAGGAAGTGTGGAAGGACCTGCAGGCGGACGGCCGGTTCGACCAGTGGCTCGCCAGCGACGTCGATGACAACCTCGCGGTGCCGGTGGTGTGGGGTGACCCGGCTGGCGACGAGCGGTCCCAGGCCGACGAGAAGACGGCCTTCCAGATCCTGTCGAAAAACGGCTTTCGGGTGCGCCCGGCGCCGACCAACGACCCAGGCCTGCGGATCGACGGTGTCGACGCGCTGCTGACGGCGATGATCGACGGATACCCGGCCATCATAATCGACCCGAGCTGCCGGATGCTGATCCGCGGATTTGAGGGAAAGTATCAATACGAGCAGACCCGCTCGCAGTCGAAGTCGGGCGAGCACAAGGATCTGCCGAAGAAAGACCGTTACAGTCACCCGCACGACGGGCTGCAGTATTTGGTCTCAGGTGGCGGCGAGACGGCCCGTATGCTTGCCGGGCGCCGCCGGGGGGAGGAAGTCAAGCGGCACCAGAACCGCGAGATTCAAGTAAAGTCGCCGGTGCAGCGCCAGCGCGAGCGCCGCCGGAACTACCGGCAAAGCCGCCGGTGACAATCTGGATCCTGGCTTTTATCGCCAAGCCTCGCCGGTTCTGGTGGGACTGGCTGTATCGGGGCCCGTGGCGGCATGTCGTCGCCTTCCGGTACGACCCCGAAGCCCAAGTATGGATCGCAATCGACTGGAACCACATCGAAATGACGGTCAAGGCGTGGCGGCGGTACGACGTGGCCGGCCTGTGGACGCAAATAGTCAACGACGGCGGCCTGCTGATCCGCTGGGAGGGGCCGGTTGGCACTCGGCCGCGGGTGTGCTGGCCGGCCTACTGCACGACGGTCCTGGCGCACGCCATAGGCTTGCATCGTTGGGCACCGACCCCGCGCTGGTTCGTCAGTGCATTGAGGGCGACGGGGGGAACGGATTTTCTGATCGGCGACACCGCGCCAGAGCAGGATCCCGCAGATGAGCAACATCCTCCCCGTGAAGGCGCCTAAGCCTGACGCCAAGACCGAGCAGCTTCGCCAGGAGGCCGAGGCGCGGGCCGCCGAGCAGGAGCGGCTGGCGGCCGCCAACGACGCCGAGCGCCGGCGGTCGATCGCTCTCGGCTTCCGGGGCCGGTCGTCGCTGATCAGCGGCAGCACCAGCGCCGGCTTTGGGTCTCAGGGCACGCTGGGAGGCTGACATGCACATCAAAGCCCTGAAGGAATACCTTGAGCGCGCCGAGCAGGTCCGCCGGCAGTGGGAGCCGCTGTTCGAAGAATGCTACGACTACGCGCTCCCAAACCGGACGCAATTTAAGAAGGCGATCCAGGCCGGGGCCAACCGCGAGGGCGACCGCAACACCGACTACCTGTTCGACCAGACCGCGGTGGTCGGCGTGCAGGAGTTCGCCTCCCGGCTTCAGTACAACATGATGCCGCCGTTCTCTCGCTGGGCCCGGCTGGTGCCCGGCAGCATGGTGGACGAAAGTGACCGCGACGCGATCCAAGAGCAGCTGGACAAAATCACGGCGCTGGTGTTCGAGACGCTGGAGCAGTCGACCTTCGACCAGGACGTCAACGAGGCGTGCCTGGACCTGGCCGTCAGCCAGGGTCAGTTGCTGCTGGAAGAAAGCGACGTCCCCGGCGAGTTTCTGACGAGCCGGTCGGTGCCGCTGTCAAACATCCACGTCTTGGTCGGTCCGGACGGCCAGACTTGGGCCGTGTTTTACAGCGAGATCCTCAAGGCCGACGCGGTGCTGGAAAAGCACGGCGACGACATCTCCCCAGAGAAGCGTCAGGAGCTTGCCGGCGGCTCGAAGGACCGGGAAGTCCGCGTCGTGGACTCGTTCATCCGGACCGCCGGCTCGATTCGCCGCCCGAAGTGGACGCGCACGAAGTTCATGCTCAGCCCCGACTGCGTGATCGGCGAGCCGCGCCAGTACGACGGCGAGGGCGCGTCCCCGTGGATCATCTTCCGCTGGGCCAAAGGCGCCGGCGAAAGCTACGGGCGCGGCCCGCTGCTGTCGGTCCTGCCAAGCGTGCGGACCGCAAACATGCTGATGGAGTTCATTCTAGAAGCGGCCGAATGGGCTGTAAGCGGGGCCTTCCAGGCGGACGATGACGGCGTGATCAACCCGGACACCGTGATCCTGGAACCGCGGGCAATCATTCCCCGGGCGGTGGGCTCGAAAATCGAGCCGATCAAGAACGGATCCGACTTTAACGTCGGCCTCGAGCTGGTGGCGCACATCCAGGACGCTATCAAGAAAGGGCTCTACAACGAGCGCCTTGGCCCGCGCGAAGGGACGCCGCCCACGGCGTTCGAAATCCAGGAGCGAATGCTAGAACTGGCCCGTGACATCGGCGCCTCGTTCGGCCGCTTGCAGGCCGAGCTTGCCCGGCCAGTGATCATGCGGGTCCTGTGGCTTCTGGATAAGGCCGGGATGATCGAGTTGCCGAAGGTGAACGGCAAGGTCATCGACATCGAGATCCAGTCGCCGCTCGCCCAGGCCCAGCGGATCGAGGACGTGCAGAACGTCGCCCGGTTCGGCCAGTACATGCAGCAGATCCTGGGCCCGCAGCTGTCCATGGTGGTGATCGAGGGCGTCCAGACGGCGACCTACCTAGCCGAGCGCATGATGGTGCCGGCCAAGCTGGTCCGCGACGAAAAGCAGTCGACGGAATTGCTGCAAAAGATGCTGGAAGCGGCGAGCCAGCAGCAGCAGCTGCAGGAGCCTGCGGCACCGCCGCCGCCGCCAATTGCAAGGGCCTGACATGGCACGCACGCCGAGGAACCTGCAGCGCGAAGGCGACGCTGCGATCACTAGCAACTACGACGGGGTCCGCCGATCGGGCCAGTTAGAAGACAACATCACCGAGATGGTGGCCCTGGCGTTCGCCTCGCCAGTCGGCCAGCAAGCCCTGGACTACCTGCGCTCTGTCACCCTGCACCGCATCTCGGCGCCGGGGGCCACGGACGCGGAGCTCCGGGAGCTCGAGGGACAGCGCCGGCTGGTTGCCGGGCTGATTGCCCGCATCCGGGCATACGACAACCGCCGCAAGGCCGTCACCGCAAAAGAGGACTGATCCATGAGCCTTCCCTGGCATGTTCGCCTGAACCTGATGAGCAGCACTGCGCTGCGTGTGCCGGACGACGACACCGGCAGCACGGCGGCCGACCCGCCGCCGGGCGACGACGACGACACCCCGGAGGATCCGCCGCCGCCGGGCACCGATGGTGCGCCGCCGTCCGAGACGCCGCCGGTCGTGAACAACGACGGCAAGGACCGCCAGCGCCCGGCCGACCTGCCGGAACAGTTCTGGGATCCGCGCAAGGGCGAGATCCGGATGGACAGCCTGCTGAAATCGTACAAGGACACCAAGGCCAAGGTCGGCGAGAAGGAGGACGCCATGCGTTCCCGGCTCCGCGACGAGATCATGGCCGAAGTGGCGCCGACCGATCTGCCGAAAGAGGCCAAGGACTACGCGCTGACAGAAGACCAAGCCAAGCTGGTTGGCGACGACGATCCCCTGTTGAGCGCGTTCCGAGAGGCTGCTCATGAAGCGAAGCTGTCACCGGCGGCGTTCCAGGCGATCGTCGGGAAGGTTCTGGCCGCCAACCCCCCACCGGACCCGGCCGCCGAAACCGCCAAGCTCGGATCGGACGCCGACGCGCGGATCGACCGGATCTCGCGGTTCGTGGACAAGAACGTCACCGACACGGCGCTAAACGGGCTGGCGAAGACGCTGGCCTCGACCGCCGATGGCGTCCGGCTAATCGAGACGTTGATTGGCATCAAGGCGGCCGGCGAGCGCGTCGGCGACGGCGGCGGCGTCAACCCGCAGTCCGGGCCGTCCTGGTCCGAGATCAAGTCGGCGATGAACGACGACCGCTACCAGCCGGGCCCGATGCAGGACCCGGCCTATGTCGCCCAGGTCGACATGATGAAGGACCGGCATTTCGCGGCCAGCGGACGGAGGCGGGCGGCGCGAAGCGGCATGTAGACGCGCCTGGGAGCGCTGTGCAGTGACTTGGACGGGGGCGTGACAGGATCATGCCCCCGTTCTTGTTGCGGCCCGGTGCAGGGGCCGATGGCGACCCGGCCTCGGACTATCGCCTGACCCTGCCGACGACTCCCGCCCCGTGTGAAACCAACACATAGGAGGGCGGGATGCCCACTCCCACGATTGAGGCCACCTTTATCGAAGAGTTCGAGGCGGAGGTTCATGTCGCGTATCAGCGCATGGGCTCGAAGCTGCGGAACACGCTCCGCTCGAAGCCGGCCAACTCCAAGCGCGTGCACTTCCCGAAATACGGCACCCTGGCTGCGACGCAGAAGCCGCGGGCGGCCGACGTCGAGCCGGGCAACGCCGATCACACCCGAGTCTATGCCGACATCGCCGACTACGTCGCCGGCGACTACGTCGACAGCATGGACGAGATCAAGACCAACCTGGCCGAGCGCCAGCTGGCCTCGAACGCGGTGTCCTACGCTTTCGGCCGGAAGATCGACGAGGTGATCACCACCACGCTCGACGGCGCCACAAACGTGACCGCGCACGGTTCGACCGGCCTGACGGCGGCCAAGATCAACCCCGTGTTCGAGTATTTTGGCAACAACGACGTGCCCGACGACGGCCGCCGGTTCTGGCCGGTGTCCCCGGCGGGCTGGGTCGACCTGCTGTCGATCGCGGCGTTTACCCAGGCCGAGTATGTCGGCTACGACCAGCTTCCCTACCGGGGCGGCATGACCGCGAAGCGTTGGTTTAGCTTCATGTGGTTCACGTTTAGCGGCCTGCCGCTGTCGTCCACCACCCGCAAGACCTTCTGCTACCACTACGGCTCGACTGGCGTGGCCTACAACAAGGAGCCGAACGTCGACATCGACTGGATCCCGCACAAGCGGTCTTGGCTGATTGCCGGCGACCTCGCCCTTGGCGCGGTCATCATCGACAACACGGGTCTGTACGAGGTGCAGATCACCGAGTAATTGGGCCGGGCCTTCGGGCCCGGTTCCTGAAAGGAGCGCGCGATGGCATTCAATACCAAGAAGCTTCAGAAGATCGTGGCAACCACGCCAGGGGTCTTCCACTACGTTGCCCCCGCCGGCGACGTGGCCGCGGACATCAAGGCCGCCGACTACTTCCTCACCATCGAGGACCGGATGGTTGCCGGCGACATCATCCTGGTGGCTGATCCGGCCACCGGCACTGGCCAGGTGCTGACGGTCACGGCTTCCGGCGCCGGCACGGTTACGACCGCCTACCTGACCAACGCCTGATCCTCCCCCTTCCTCCCAGGGGGCGTGTGCTGGCCGGGCCTCGAAAGGGGTCCGGCCTTTTTCTTAGGAGCCGCCGATGGCAAGCAAGATCGCAATCGTGAACAAGGGGCTGGCGCACGCAGCACAGTCCCCGATCTCGTCGCTGGACGAACAGTCGATGATCGCCGAGTTCATCGACACGATCTACCAGACCGAATTGCTGTCGGCGCTTGCGGACCACACCTGGAACTTTGCCCGCGAGTTCGCCGTGTTGAACCGGCTGGTTGCTGTCTCGGTCCACCAGGACACCCCGCAGTACCAGCTTCCGGCGGACCATATCAGAACCGTCAACGTCGAGGTCGACGGCAACCCCGACGTCGAATTCCGGCAGTCCCGCGACAAGCTGCTGATCGGCGGCGCTGGCACGTCCAGCAAGGTGATCCTGGAGTACGTGACGAGCAACGTGGACGAGACGGCGTTCTCGCCGCATTTCGTTGAGGTGCTGGCGATGCGCCTGGGCGCCCGGGTGGCGCTGTCCGTCGCCCGCGACAAGGAACTGGCCGGCGACCTGATGCGCGAGCGCGAGCAGCTGATTCTGCCGCGCGTCCGGTCAATCGACAGCCAGCAGGTCACCAGCCGCCGGCTGCCGCGCGGGAACATGAAGGCGGTTCGCCGCGGCGCTCGGAGGGGCTGATGGCACGCAACAGCCGGGGTGAGACCCTCATCACGAACTTCTCGTCGGGCGAGGTCGACAGCAAGCTGCGCGGCCGGCCCGACCTTGTCACCTATCTGCAAGCGGCGACGCGGCTGCGGAACATGCAGATGTTCGCCACCGGCGGCGTGCGGCCACGCCCCGGCACGCGCCACCGGGCGACCCTGTCCGGCAAGCAGCGGGTGATCGAGTTCATTTTTGATGACGACGAAAAGTATCTGATCGGCCTGGGTCACCAGGTTGCGAGCTTCTACGCGTTGGACGGCTCGCTCCTGCAAACCATCTCGGCGCCCTGGTCGCTGTCCGACGTGTACGAGATCACCTACGCCCAGCTCTACGACGTGATGTTCCTGGCGCACCGGAACATGCCTCGGCAGCGAATTGTCCGGACCAGTCTCTCGACGTTTACGCTGGCGCCGGTGGCTGAGGAATCCTATTTGACCGGGATGACGAAGGGCCTGTTCTGGCGCTACGCGCCGGCGGGCTACGGCATCATCTTGAGCGCGATCACCGGGACCGTCACGCTCGGCGTCTACAGCAACAACGGCTCGGCGCCGGTGACGGACTACTGGACCGCGGCCCATGTCGGCCGCCGCGTGCGGATTAACGACACCGTCTCGGCTCAGGTCGGTGAGCTGCAAATTGTCGGGCCCTATGTCCCTGGCTCCCACGACATCGCCGCCCAAGTTATCGGCACCCGCACGGTGGCCGGCACGATCGTCAACGCGGAGTTCACGACCGACTGGACGGAAGAGGCGTTCAACAGCACCCGCGGCTATCCCTCGGCGGTCGGCATCTACGGCGAGCGGCTGTGGTGGGCGGGCGGCCGCAGCGCGCCGGAAGGTGTCTGGGCGTCGCGAATCTCGGCGTTCTACGACTACGACATCGGCCCGGAAGACGACGACCCGATCCGGTTTGGCCTGACGGGCGACCGAGTCCAGGAGGTCCGGCACATCACGGCGCCGAAAGACATCGCCTTCCTGACCCGCGACGGCGAGTGGATCGCCCTGCCGCCGGCTGACAACTCGTCGCCGACGCCGGCGAACTTTGAGCCAAAGCAGCACACCCGCTACGGCTCGCGCTATGGCGTGAAGCCGGTCTTCTACGACGGCAGCGTGATGTTCGTGCAGAAGAACGGGAAGTCGATCCGAGAGTTGCGGTGGGACGAGCTGGAGCAGCAGTATGCGGCCGACAGCACGTCGCTCCTGGCCGGGCACCTGATCCGCAACCCGATCGACAGCGCGGTCCAGTACGGCACCACCGACCGGCCGGAACAGTACGTCTACCTAGTAAACAACGACGGCTCGATTGCCGTGTTCCACGGCATCCGGGACCAAAAGGTCGGCGGCTGGGGGCTCTGGCACCTGGGGGCCTCGCACGACGGCGACGGCGGGGTCACGATGGACAACGACGTGCTGACGATGGACAGCACGACCGTCTTCACGATGGACGCGAATAACCCCGCCGGCCGGTTCGTGTCGGTCGCCGCGCTAGACGAGCGGGTCTATGCCGTGGTCGAGCGGGACGGCTCCTACACGCTCGAAGAGTTTGAGCCGGCCCTGATGGTCGACCGGTCCCTGGCTGTGAGCCTGACGGCCCCCGGACGGAGGTTTACGGGCCTCTCTCACCTTGAAGGCCGGACGGCCTGGGTGGTGTGGCGCGGCTACGTCCTCGGATCGGGCACCGTCGTCAGCGGCGTGCTCGATCTGTCAGCCGCCTCGATCCCGGCGGTGACCGACGTCGAGATCGGGGAGTTCTTCGGCTTCCAGATCAGGCTCCTGCCGGCCGACTTCACGCAGCGCGTGACCGGCAACGTGCAGCAGGGGAAGGTCCGCCGCATCGTGCGGGCGATCCTGATGCCGGAGGATCTTCAGCGGGTGCTGGTGAACGGCTGGCCGATCATCCAGACCACGACGACGGTGAGCGGCTACACGCTGGCGGTGCCGACCAGCGACCCGGAAGAGTTCTACCTGTACGACAGCCAGCGGTCGCCACAGGTAGAAGTCGTCAACGACCAGCCCACCGGCGGCGCGGTGCTGGCTGTGCTTGTGGAGGTGGTGTCCGAATGAGCGATCCAGTCACGCTACTCGTCGTTTCGACCGCCCTGAGCGCCGGCGCGACCGTCATGGGCGGCGTCGCCGGGGCCAAGGCCGCGAAGATCGAGCAGGCCCAGGCAGAGCAGGCGGCCAAAGACCGGCAGCTTCAAGGCCGCCAGGAGGCGAACGCAATCCGCGACGAGGCGGACCGTGTGCGCAGGCGCAACATCGCGCTGCGGGCGGCGTCCGGTCTCGGCCTCGAGAGCGGCAGCTTCATGACCATCCAGTCCGATGTGCAGCAACGCGCCGACGACGACGTGAAAAATGTTGAGTTCCAGGCCGCTGCGGAAAGCAACCGTTACAACCTTCAGGCCAAGCAGTCCGGCATCGAGAGCCGGTCGCGTCTGATCGGCGGGATTTTCGGCGGCACGACGACGCTCCTGCGCGGCGGTTACGACTACAAGACCAACGCGACCGGCGCCAAGAAAGGGCTCACCGGCGACCTGATTGGCGACAACAAATACCTGATGACCTGAGGGGTCCACGATGGCAGAGCTCATCCGCGGCGAACGCCGCACGACGGTCCGGCCGGTGGCGCCTACGGCAGCTTCCGGCCTTCGCGTTTCTGCAGCCGGCTACGAGGCCCTCGCCAGCAACGCGGCCGGTTTCGCTCGCGACTTGTCGCGGACCATGCAGGAGGACCACCAGCTTTTCCTTCAGACGCAGCAGGCAAAGCTGGAAACCGACGCGCGTGTCCAGATCGACCAGCTGTCGCGCCAGCATGAGGGGCAGCCGGACGTCATTCTGCGGACCTATGACGCCTGGCGCCGGGAGCGCATCAAGGGTCTCGGCGAAATGCTGGGCCCGGCCGAGGAGCAGCGCGTCGCGCTCTATGACGAGCGGGTGCGCGCGATCGGCGCCGCCGGCGTGTCGCGCCAGTACGACGTGGCGCGGGCTCGCCAGAACGACGACGCAAAGGCTCAGTTCGAAGTTCTGGCCGGCAAGGTGAAGTCGCAGCTGGGGTCCGAGATCGCCGCCGCTGCACAGACCGGGCGGACCGACTTCGACCCGACGAAGCTGGCGGAAACCCACGCCCAGGTCCTGCGCGAGTATGCCGTAGGGCTTGCCGATCGCGGGATCATCACACCGACCGCGCTGGCTCAGGTCGGCGTGAACCTGAACAAGTGGGCATACGGCGAATGGGCGCGGCAGACCGCCGTCACGATCCGGCGCGAGCAGGGCGCCGACGCCATGAACAAGTTCCTCGACGGGCTCGACGGAACCAAGCTGTCGATGACGCCCGAGGAAATGGAGGCCGCGACCGATCTGGCCCGCAACGAGGCCGACGAGTCGATGGTTTCGACCAAAGAGGAGCGCGAGGTTGCGCTCATCAATTACGAGGCCGAGCTGAAGAAGGCACGGGAACTGTCGGACGTCGCCAAACTCGCCGTGCCTTCGGGCCTCGACACAGTGCAGCGTGCCCGCGCCAAGGCCGCCCGCGATGTTGCGATCACAGGGTTCCAGGCCACCGCCGCGGAGGAAACCGACGCTGCCGTGGCGGCTGCGGCTGAGACGCAGATCGTCAACGCGGTCACGACGGGGATGTTGTCGGAGCTGCCGCCGGAAGGCGCCTTCGACATCCTCCCCTATAAGGTCCGGTCGGCACTGATCGAAAAGCGCCGGCGCGCAGAGGTGCGGATCTTGGTGGACAACCAGGTGAAGCGCGACAAGGCCACTGCGGACGCCGTGAAGGCTCGCGACGCAGCCACCGCTGCGGCTCAGACCCAGGAGTGGGTGCGCCAAATCGAGGGAACAGCGACGCCCGATCCGTCCAACCCGCCGCCGGCGCCTGAGGCTGTCATCGAAATGATGCGCGAAGGTTCTGTGAGCGAGACCCACGGGAAGCAGGTCCTGGCGGCCTACGACAAGGCAGCCGAGGGCAACGAGTGGGCCGTCACCGCGACGCGGATTATGGACGGTGGCGGCGGCGCCTATACCGACGAAGAGCGCCGGGCGATCAACAAGTATGCCGACGCCCTCAAGCTGAATGTCGGCTCGGATGCCGATTACATGAAGATCATTGCCGTGGCGTCGCGGGCGGAAATGGTGCCGTCTTCGATCAAGCGGCAGTTCGCCGTGATCGGCAGCCGGACCGAGGATGAGCTTCGGCAGATGTCCGACTTGTCGGTGCAGCTGGGCCGCTATGGTCTGTGGGAGGGCCAGGCGCGCGAACAGGGCATCTGGCTGACGATCCGCGACATGATCGCCAACAAGGTCCAGCCGGTCGAGATCAGCAAGTTCGCTCAGGCGTCCTTCCGCCCCGAAGACCCTGCGGTTCGGGAAGAGAAGGACAAGGCCATCGCCCGCCTGTCGTCTGATCCAGCCGTCGTCAACGAGGCAATCGGCGCACGGCTTCAGGAGGGCCTGTCGGATGCGACGTGGCTCGCCCGGATGAGCCGGGCGCTGGGTGGCGATGGCACCCTGGCCGTCCCGTCGATCACGGAAACCGCGAGCGGCCGCGGCGTCATGCTGTCCCTTGGCGCGGAAAGCGTGGCCGTCGACCCGCGGGTGGAAACCCATGTCAGGCTGTCGGCGTCCGTTCTGAACACCGCCTCCCCGGTGGCCCTGACGGAGCGGCAGTTAGCAAACGGAGCGGTCGATCGACTGCTCCCCCGAATGGGCGTTTCCGGGATCACCCGGCCGGTCGAAGGCGGCAGCAAGGTGCTCACTCTCGATCCGCCGGAACTCGCCTATCCGGAAGCGGCGGGGTATCACAGCTACGTCCTTTCCGCGATGTCGGTGCAGGCGCTGATGTCGATGCGAAAGAACACCTTGCAGGAGAGCCTGAACGGTCTCTCTGTGACGCTGGCCGACGGCTCCAAGCTCAGCGTCGACAACCTCCGGCAAGACGTTTTGACGGCAGTCCGCATGAGCTTCCTGGTCACCGGCCGCCGGCTGTGGGTTGAGCCGCAAGGCTTCGGTGCCGATGGGCGGCCTCGCTACGCCATCCTGTTGCAACCCGACGGCGAGCGCCCGCCGGTTCGCCTGACTTATCACGCCGAGGATGGTCGAGTGCAGAGCCTGTTCATGTTCGGCAACGAGCAGGTCGGATTTGCCAAGAACATGATGGGGACCAAGCAATGATCGACTACGACACCATCGCCGAGTTCGATCAGCCGGTGGCGCCCGGGGGTGTGAGAGACCTCCCGGCGCCAAACACGTTCGTGAGCCAAGGCCCCGGCCTTCTGCGGCAAGACATGACGTCGGTGCGGCGCGGCATGGTCGCCGGCGCGGCCCAGGCCTTGCCCAGTTTCGACTACTTGCGGCGTCCGTCGTTTGCCGACGAGCCGGACTTCAACCCGTATGGCGCAGCGATCAAGCGGGGGAACGTCGGGGACATTGATGTGCTCCGAGGGGCGCGGTCGCAGGCCGAGTTCGACTGGATCTCTTCGAGCATCGAGGACGACCGCCTGAAGCGTGCGCGTGATCTGGGGCTGTCCCCGCAGGCGGCGGTCGCCGGGGCGCTCGCGACCGCGGCCCTGTATCCGTCGAGCTATATCCCGTTCGCGGCCCCGCTGCGTCTGGCGTCGATTGCCCGGACGGTGGGTGTGACGGCGTTGACGATGACCGCCGAAGAGGCGCTCGCCACGGGCATGTCGAGCGAGCGCAGCCTTGAAGAAGCCACGATGAACGTGGCCTTCGGCAGCGCGATCGCCGCGACCCTTCAGGGGGTCCTCTACGCCGGCAACAAGATCGTCCGCATGAAGCGGGGGCCGGAGCAGATGGTCGAAGACGCCGTTCGGTCCGAGGCCCAGGTCGGCGCTATCCGTGGAGAGAACAGCGCCGTCGACCCCTTCCATGTGCGCGACCCGCTGTCAGCGGAGGCCCGAAGCGTGGGCGCCGCCGGTACGGGCGCTATGCCGACCGATGCGGAGCGGATCTGGAAGAACGGGATAGCGGACGCGATGGGGCTCGAAAAGGTCCCCGACGCCGTCGCGCCGATCACCAGGATCATGCATTCGACAGACATCCCGGAGGTGACGGAGCTCGGAGAGCTGCTTCTTGAGGTGCCCTACCTGCTGAACAAGAACCGGCGCGGCGAGGCGACGGGCGTGAGCGTGGAAAATACGCTGCGGCGGACGTGGCGGCCGCTCCATGCCGAATGGCGCCGCGGTCTCGATACTGAGTATCTGGAATGGCTCAAGGAGCGCGGCGAGGCCCCACGTCTCGGAACGGTCCTGCTGTCTGACATGGAGCAGCGCACGCGCGGCACCGGCGGCGATTTTGGGTCCTTCCGCCGCGCCGTGTGGGAGGACATGGCACGCGGCCACGTCGACAGCGCGGATTGGGCGCCTGGGGATGCTGTACGGCGCGCGTCGCGTTCGACCCGGGATATGTACAACCGTCTGGTCGATGACGCGATGGATCTCGAACTGCACGTCAAGGACCTGCGCGAGCAGCTGAGGTCCGTCAAGGACCCGGCCGAGAGCGCCCGGATCAAAGCGGAGATCCAGGGGCGGACGGACGGGATCAACCGCAACCGCGACCGGTTTGTGAACGTCATCTTCGACAAGGAGAAGATCAGGTCCCGCCGTGACGACTTCGTTGCGTTCGTCCAGGTCAAGAAGCGCATCTCCCGGGCGGAGGCAGAGCAGGCCGTCGACCAGGTCTTGCAGCAGGCGCCCTTCCGGCACCTGGACGACAGCAACCGAGTCGGCACCCCAAGGTCGCTGCATGAGCGGACCCTGGTGGACGACCCGCTGGCGTGGAGCGAGTGGCTCGACACCGACGTGCTCAACGGGGGCACGCTCTACATGCGGACGATGTCGCCGGACATTGAGCTTGCCCGCGCCTTCGGAACCGCGGACATGGGCGAGCAGCTGGCCGACGTCGCAGCCGCCTATGAAACCAAGATCCAGGCAGCGACGACACCGGCCGAGCGCGCCCGGCTACGACACGCCCGCGACGAGCGTCTCGAGGACCTGAAGGCGGTACGTGATCTCCTGCGGGGCACCTACATGATCCCGCCGGACCCGGAGCACCCGGTCAGCCGGGCCATTCGGATCGCGAAAAACTGGAACGTCGCGACTATGCTCACCGGCGCCCTGGCGGCAGTGCCGGACGTCGCCCGTGTCGTCACCGCCAACGGGCTACAGAAGTCGTTCGGCTCGCTGTTCGAGGCGCTTCGAAACCCGGCCCTCTACAAGATGGCGAAGTCGGAAGCGCGGGCCGTGGGCGAAGCGTGGGACATGGTGCTGGGCACCCGCGCCGCGGTGTTCGCCGACATCGGCGAAGCGGTCGGCGCCTTTAGCCGGGCCGAGCGGATCGCCGCGGAGGTTGGACAGCAGACCTTCAACCTCAACCTCATGAACTTCTGGAACGAGACCCTGAAGTCGGCGTCGTCTCTGGTGATCAGCACCAAGATCCTATCGGATGTGGAAGCCCTGAGCCGCGGCAAGGCATCGCCGAAGGTGATCGCGCGCCTTGCGGCCAACGGCATCGACGCCGGCATGGCGCGGCGCATGGCTGACGAAGCGGCCAACTGGCACCGGACGGACCACAACATCATTGCCCAGGCGTCGACCTGGGGAAATCAGGCGGCGGCCGACGTCTTCCGGGCGGCGCTGTCGAGGGAGCTCAACATCGTGATCCTCACGCCGGGCGTCTCCGAGCGCCCGTTGTGGATGAGCCAGACCCTCGACAAGACGCTGGGCATCAAGGGGACGTCGCCAAGCTGGCTGTCCCAGCCCTATCTGTCCCTGGTCGCTCAGTTCAAGTCCTTCATGATGTCCAGCGTCTACAGGACCATGATCCCGGCTCTACAGCAGCGGGACACGGACGTGATTGCCATGCTGGCGATCGCAACGGGCATCGGCGTGATGATCGACCAGATCAGGTCGCGGCAGGGCGGCTACGCGCCGGCGACGGACCCGTTCGACGCCATTCTGAGCGGCCTCGACCGTGCCGGTGTCATGGGCTGGTTCCTTGAGCCGAACAACGTCATCGAGCGCCTGAGCGGCAACACCATCGGTCTGCGGCCGCTGTTTGGCGACGCCCGCGAGTATCGCCCCTCGTCGCGCACGCTGGCCGGTGTGCTGGCGGGGCCGGCCGGCGCTCAGGCGGCGAACATCGCCGGCATTGTCACCGATGTGATGGGCGGCGAGTTCGACCAGTACACAGCGAAGGCTATGCGGCGGGTGCTGCCGTACCAGAACACGGCGCACCTGGACATGGTGTTCGACCAGGTCGAGGCGGGCATCAGGGGCGCCGGAATGTTGGGCACCGGCGCGGTCAGCGGCGACCGGTAATTCGCCAGTGCATTGAGGCGATAACGCGAAAGTAGAGCATTGGGGCGTTCCAGCCGGAGGCCCCGATGCCCACTCTCAAGGTCACTGAAGCCGACATCCAGCGGGTCTACAGCGTAGGGGGCGTCTCGACGTCGTCCTTCGAGATCCCCTGGCCCTTCTTCGCTCTGGACGACATCGACGTTTATGTCGACGGCGCCTTACAGGTCCGCGGCGACGACTACGACATCAACGCCATCGAAGCGGACGACGTCGGCTACCTGGGCGGCTCGGTCGCGATGACCGCCGGCGTGACCAACGTGACGGTCGCGCTGATCCGCTCGACGGCCATCTCCCGCGAGAGCGACTTCCCGACCGGCTCGGCCCTGTCCATCGAGATCCTGAACCGCGACCTGGACCGGCTGACGGCGATCGCGCAGGAGATCAACGAGCGGGCGGAGCGGGCGGTCCGCGTGCCCGACCACGACACCTCGACCCCGTCGCTGTTCCTGCCGGGCACCGCGGCCGAACGCGCGGGCAAGCTGATCGGGTTCGATGACGACGGCAACGTGGCAATGGCCGAAGCGCCGGACGGCGTGACCGTGGTGACCGACCCGACCCGAGTGCCGACGACCCGCCGGGTAAACGCCGGAACCGGGCTTACCGGCGGCGGCGACCTGTCCGCCGACCGGGAACTGTCGCTGGCGACGGTGGCTGTGACTCCCGGCACCTACTCGAACGCGACGGTGACGGTCGACGGCTACGGCCGCACAATCGCGGTTTCGACGGGCGCGAGCTCCGGTGGCGTCCCTGTTACCCGGGCGATCACGACGCAGTCTCCGTTGTCCGGCGGCGGCACGCTGAACAACGACCTGACCCTCTCGCTGGCGAACAGCGGCGTGTCGGCCGGCACCTACCAGAACGCCACGATCACGGTAAACTCGAAAGGCATCGTCACCAGCATCGCGGCGAACCCCTCGGCCCCGGTGATCGAGACCAGGGCGATCGCCACGACCGCGCCGCTAACAGGCGGCGGCGACCTGTCTGCCGACCGGACCCTCGGCATGGCGGCGAGCGGCGTCACGCCCGGCGCTTACACGAACCCAAGCTTCACCGTGGACAGCTTCGGCCGGGTGACGGCCGCCGCTAGCAACCCGGCGGGCGCCGACGTGCCGACCAGCCGCGTGCTCACGGCTGGCACCGGCTTGACCGGCGGCGGCGACCTAACGGCGGACCGTTCTTTTGCCCTGGCGAACACGGCGGTCGCGGCGGGCTCCTACACCTATGGCTCTTTCACGGTGGACGCGCAGGGCCGGCTGACGGCGGCGGCCAACGGCGACGCGCCGGTCCCCCCGACCCGGCAGATTACGGCGGGCGCCGGGCTGACGGGCGGCGGCGACCTGTCCGCCGACCGCGCGCTGGCGCTGGCGATGACCGGCGTGGCTCCAGGCACCTATGCCCGGGCGACTGTGACGGTTGACGCCTATGGGCGGATCAGCGCGGCGTCGTCTAACGCGGCGGGGACCGGCGGGACCACGCTGGAATGGATCAACGTCAAGGACTACGGCGCGACCGGCGACGGTGCGACCGATGACACGTCGGCGATCAACTCGGCGATTGCGGCCCTGCCAGCGACGCGGGCGGTGCTCTATTTCCCAGCCGGCATTTACCGGCTCACGGGCGCGCTGACGATCGCCCGGAAGTTCCTGATGGTGCGTGGCGACGGCGTCAACCTGACGACGTTGCAGGCTAACCACGCCGGCGACGGTCTGGTGCTGCAACTAAGCGGCGGGGAAGCCGACGGCTACGCGCTCGCTGTCGTCGGCATGGCAATCGAGAAGACCGGCAGCCAGGGCGGCCGCGCCATTGCCGTCGAGCACAGCGGCTACAACGAAGGCCGCCACCTGTTCCGCGACTTGTGGCTGCGCGGCACGAACGCGCATTCGTCGGCGACCTTCAACACCTTCATCGAGCTTAACGAGGTCGGGTTCGTCAACCTGGACAACGTGACGATCTGGGGCCCGACCGCTGCCGGCGGCGGCGCTATCGCGGGGATCACCGGCATCCGCTGGATCGCGACGACCGGCACGGCTCAGTTCCAGATGATCTGGAACCAGCTGTCGATCCAAAGCTGCTACTACGGCCTGCACGCCACCGGCGCGGTCGAGGGCATCTACGGATCGAAGGGCGAAATCTGGGAGTGCCGCCATCCGATCCGAGTTGACCGGAGCGGCGCGACCTTAGCCGGCGCGTGCTTTATCAGCCAGATGCACCTGAACGGCGGGTCCGACATCATCTCCGTCACGAACATGACGGCCGTGAACATCATCGGCAACGACTTCTACCACGGGTGCGCGACAGCCGCGCTTCAGAACCTCGCCGGCAACCTTATCAATCTCGCCTCGTGCCGCGACGTCGTCGTGAGCGGCAACAAGATCGAAAGCGCCTACCCGTCCGCGTCGTCGGTGAACGGCATTGTCCTCGACGCGACGACGAACTTCACCGTCAGCAACAACGTGCTGCGAACCATCAAGGACACGTCGATCTGGTCGGCCAACTCGTCCGGGCCGGGCACAATCACGGGCAACCTGATCGAAGCCGCCGGCGCCGGGTCCGCGACCGGCGTCACGGTGTCGGGTGCGTCCAGCCGCGTGAAGGTGCAGGGGAACAGCTACTCGAACGTCGCCACCTGGGCCAGCATCGGGTCCAGCACGACGGTCTATATGGACGCGGCCGGGCGCGGTGCGCGGGCGGTGGCCCCGGCGGGCGCCACGGCGGCATTCTCGTCCAGTAGCAGCGGCAGCTGCGCGGGCCTGTGGTCGGCGGCGACCGAAGATTACGACGACGACAGCTACCACGCCGGCGGGCGGATCACGATCCCGTCGGGACGCGGGATCAGCCGGGTGCGGATCACGGTGAACGTGGCCCTGCAGGTCGCCAGCGGCGGCGGCATCGTGGACTTCGCGCTGATGAAGAACGGCTCAACGACGTGGGCGGGCTCGCCGCGCTCGAGCTTCTTTCCCACGGGCGGAAGCTCCGGCGCGCTACAGGTGCAAAGTGGGATCATCCCCGTGTCGCCCGGCGACTACTTCGAACCGATGATCACAAACAACACGGGCGGGACTGTGACGGTGATCGCCGGCGCCAACCGCGGCGCGTGCTTCATCGACGTCGAGGTCATCCGGTGAACGACCCGGTCGATCTTGAGCAGGTCCGCCGGGAAGTGCAGGCCGAGGTGCTTGAGCAGTTCCGGGTGCTTGGGATCGACGTGAACAGCGTCGAAAGCATGAGCCGTGCGCGCGACGACCTGGGGTGGGTAAACCGGCAGCGCAACCGCTGCGACAAGGCGTCGGGCGCGCTGGTCCTGCTGCTGCTGGGCGGTGTCGCGACAACGCTTGGCGGCTGGGTGGTGACTGGCTTCGAGGCGTTTGTCAAAGCGCTGGGAAGCAAGTGATGCAAAAGCTCCGGCTCATTACACCGCGCTGGGCCCTGCTGCTGATCGTCATCGGCGCGCTGTCTTCGTCCGCCGGCCAGGCGCTTTATCGGTACATGTGGACGGACCTGCGCGTTTTGGTGTCGATCGAGAAGGCGGCCGCGCTGAACACACCGGTCCCACGGGGCGAGAATCTCCTGGTGCGGGTGTGGCGCAAGAAGATCCGGTACGACTGTCCCGTGACTCCTACGCGCTACACCACTTCTGCCGAGGGAATGCTGGTCGATGTTCCAGACCTTGCATGGCCCGAAGGCCCGGCCGAATATCCTTATGTTGATATCGAATACGAAACAGCTAACTTGTTTGCGCCTGGGCTCTATGCCCTGCACGTCGGCTTTGTCCATTCCTGCCCGCACATCTCTTTCATCGTCCCGCAGCCCAGCGTCTCTTTCCGCGTCATAGAGTAAGGAGTCCGGACGTGCTTTTGCATCCGTCTACTGGCCGGGTCTTGTTTTCAGCTACCGAACTGAACAGCCCCGACGAAGAGGCGTCGACCTTCGCGCCGGGTTTCCTCGACAGCCTGCTGCGATTGCGCGTGGCGTTCGATGAACCCATAAACATAAACAGTTGCGCGCGGTCGCCGGCGCACAACGAGAAGGTCGGCGGCGCCCCCGGCAGCTTCCACCTGACCATCAACCCCGTCAGCCTGGGAACGTGCGCCATCGACATCGCGGTGCCCGACGCGATGTACGCCCGCAAGCTGGCGGTCCTGGCCCTGAACTGGGGCTGGACAGTTGGGGTCTACCCGACATTCCTCCACCTGGACCGGCGCCTCGACCACGGCCGAGAGCCGCTCCTGTTCCACGGAAAGGTCTCCCGATGAACAAGATCGTTGCTCGCCTGAAGGAGCCGTCGACCTACGCTGGTGTCGCGGCACTCCTGGCCTCCCTTGGTGTCGCTGGTCTTAGCGAAGACCAGTGGCTTTCGGTCGCCGCTGCGGTTGCAGGCGTCGCCGGCGTCGTCGCCATGTTTCTTGGCGAACGCGGCTCCGAATGAACATCCTCGCTTTGATCGCAAAGGGGGCGGTTCAGTTTCTGGCCGCCCTCTTCGCGTATCTGCGGGACCGGCAGCTGCTGCAAGCTGGCAAAGCCAGCCAGCGGGCCGACGATCTCAGGAAGAGGATGGACGATGTTGCCAAGGCTGATCGGGCTGCTGACGCTGTCTGCAATGACCTTCAGCGGCGTGACGAGTTGCGCGACCGCTACCAGCGGGACTGACGTCGCTTGCCTCGCTTTCAAGCCGCTGACCTTCTCCCGGTCCGACACCGCTGAGACGGTCGACGCGATCCTCGAACACAACGCCCGCTGGGAGGCTTTGTGCCTTTTTGAGGAACGCAGGTAGCCCTCAGGGGCATCGCGGCCGTCCTGGGGGCTCCTACAGCGATTTACAGGGCGTCGAAATCGAGTTCCGGCAGGACGCCGGCGGCGACCGACAGAGTTGCGGGGATTGGCGGGAAGCCCTGTTGCTGCTCATAGCAAGCCAGGTGCGCGTCCCGGCCAATGGCGTCGACCACGAAGGTGTGCTGGTGGTAGTCGACTAGGCCGCGGCAGACGCAGCAATGCCCCCGCTCACTCAGAAGGGGATCTCGTCGTCATCAATGCTGGCCCCGCCGTCGCTGTCGCCGTTATCCGAGGACCCGCCGCCGGACTGCTGGCCGCTGGACTTGCCGTCGAACAGCTTGACCGTGCCGTCGAAGTTCGCCAGCACCACCTCAGTCGTGTAGCGGTCGTTGCCGTTCGAGTCCTGCCACTTCCGGGTTCGCAGCGAGCCTTCCACCAGGATCAGCGAGCCTTTCACCGCGTATTGCAGGACGATGCCGCAGAGGTGCGGGTTGTAGATGGCGACGGAGTGCCACTCGGTGCGCTCCTTCATCTCGCCGGAGCTCTTGTCCTTCCACCGCTCGGACGTGGCGAGGCGGAAGTTCACGACCTTGCCGCCGTTGTTGAAAGTCTTGCTCTCGGGGTCATTGCCCAGGCGACCGATCAGGGTCACCCGGTTCATATGGTTGGCGCTCATGGCGGCCTCCTTTGACGTGACGCTTCACGTGACGCTATAGCCGTCACGGATGGGGTTGGAGCGGGGTCGACGCTACCGAAAAACGGCAGAAACCCTATGCACAGCCGGTCGGACCGGGTCTTCGGGAGGCAGGGGCCGGAGGTTCGAATCCTCTCTCCCCGACCAACTACTTAGCGGGAATTTCACCCGTCTCGCGTGACGCTTCCCGTGACGGAACGCCCGCCCGGACCAGCTCTGCAAACCGCTCCAGCATGTCTAGCCCGACCGTCTCTTCGGCTTCGCAGCACAAGTCGATGTCGTCCTGAGAGATCATGCCCGGCTCCTTGTGACCATGCCCGACAGGTAGTCGGGGTGGTGGTGCAGGTAAGTGCTTTCGAGCACCTCCATCGTGACGCCGAAATACCCGCAGATCGCCCACGGGTCCTTGCCGTCCTGGCAGGCCCAGGTGATCGCGGTGTGCCGCAGCGTGTGGGGCGTGACGCCGCGCAGCTTCGCGGTGCGGCAGGCGGTGGCGAACGCGCGCCGGATGTTGTCGACGCCCTCCCCCTCGAACTCGATCACCCGGTCCCCGGTCCTGGTGCGGACGTGCGACAAGTGACCGTGCAGGGGCGCGCTGATCGGGACGATCGGCCGGCGCTTCTTGCTGCGGGCCCGGCCCCGCGGGTTGAAGTTGATGCGCTCGGCCTTCAGGTCGACTACGCCGCCGGCGTCGGACGGGTGCCAGTGCAGTTGCAGGATCGCGGTCTTGCGCTGGCCGGTCTCGAGGCCGATCCGGATGAAGGTGACGAGGTGCGGCTGGGCCCGGGCGGCGCGCAGCAGGGCGGCGGCTTCGCGGCGGGTCAGCCACCGCTCTTTTGGTGGTGCCTTCGGCGGCAGGGTGACGCTTACAGGCACGTTCAGCAGGCCCTCGCGGTGCCCGTGGTGAAGGGCGGCTTGAAGGGCTCCGAGTTCCCGGCGGATTGTGGACTGAGCGATGCCCTGGCGGGCGCGGGCAGCGGCGTAGTCCCTGCAGGACTGGCCCCGAACGTCGGCGACCTTCTTGCCAGCCCACCAGCCGAGCAGTGCGGCGGCGGCGTAGCCCAGGCGGCCGGGGTCGGCGACGACGGTCTCGCGGTCAACGAGGTACACGGCGAGGATCTCGTCTACAGTCGTGTCGGCAGGACGACCACGTTGTCGGAGCTGTCCTGCGATGCGGCTGGCTTGCCACGCCGCGAAAGCTTCTTGAGCTTGTTCGCGATCGCCAGTGCCGGTGGAATGCTCCCGCTTTCGGCTGTGCTCGCGCCATCGGATGATCCAGGCGGCGATGTCTTCGCGCCAGACGAGGCGGGGCGGGGTTGGTTGGCGCGGCATTCGTCCATGAGGCGGTCATAGAGTGCGGTGACCTCAGCATCGGGGACTGCGTGCTTTTTGCCAACCTTCACATAACCGACGCGGGCCTTGACCCAGGCCCGGGTGATGCCAAGAGCGCCGGTCGGGTCCAAGCGCCGTATGATTTCAGCGTAGGTGAGCAGCTGCATCACTTGTCGCCCCGTCGGATCTCGAAGTACCAAGTGCCGACTTCATTGCCGTTGGCGTCGCGGATAATCCCGGCGTCGTTGTCGTGGACCGCCAGGATTGCGGTTTTCACATGATCGAGGGCGCGGCGGGTGGCGTCGTGAGGGGCGTCGACTACGGCGGCATTGCTGCTCTTGAGGCGGACCGACAGCGTCACTTCTTGAACGGGCATTAAGCGCTCCTACAGCACGTAGTCGGGGATGGTGAGGGTCGGCTCGACTTTCGGCGCGTCCTTTGCCGCCAAGTGCGCCAGGTGCTCTGGGCTGCCGTAGACAAGGGCCGCGCCGGCGTCGATGAACGGCCAGCAGTGCTCGCGCCAGAGGCGCCGGGCCTGTTCGTCGGTCATCCTGTTTTCTCCTGGTCGGCTGCGATCAGCGCTTCCTTGCGAGCGCGCAGTTGGTCGACGGTGCTGGCGAACGTGCTGACGTGCGGCTCGCCAAGGGCGCTGAACACTGCGCGCTGCTTGTTCATCTCGGAAAGGATGTCCTTGAGGTCGTCCAGCGTGCCCGAGTCCTTGATCCGGGCTAGCCAGTCTTCGGCCATCGCGGTTGCGCGGTCCTCGATCGGCGTCTCGTCGGCCTGGGGTGCGGCAGCCGGCTTGCTGTCGGCAGGCGGCTCCTGGTCGGAATGCACGGTCTCGATCTCGCGCTTCATCTCTTCGAACTTGCCGGCGAACTGAAGCTCGATGACCCGCGCCAGCCGCTTGAACTCGTCCTTCGGGATGAACTTTGTCTTGCCGCGCTCCTCGACACGAACGTAGGTGTCGCCCATGGCGTAGAGGTAGCGGCCGATGCCCCACTGGACCGCGGCGCGCTTGAGGGCGTCGGAGATCCCGCCCTTGTCGCCCTCGACCTGGGTAGCCCCGGCGCCGTCGGTCTTGGCGATCCACTCGCCGTCGATCCGCAGCGAGAGGGTGCAGAGCACGCGGCCGACTGGGGTTTCGGCGATTGCCGACTGCCAGTTTGCCGGGCCGACAACCTCGTCCAGCCGGTCCATGACGTGCCGGGCGTCGATGTAGGCGAGCGCTAGCCCGCGCAGCTGGCCGTCGCGCTGGAAAGTCGAGCCGAGCCGCCACTTGACGGTCGGCGGATCGAACGGCTTTTCCAGCAGCGCGCGGAGGGGTGCTTTCGACATGGGGTTCTCCTGAAAGGGGGCCCCCGCCGGGTGCAAGCCCGGCGAGGGCAGCCGACGCTGCCGAGGATGGGAGACAAACAGCGCCGGCGTTCGGTTACGCGGCTTCAGTAGTGCCGGCGGCGACCGCGGCTACCAGCTTCTGGCCTTGGGTGCAGACTTCGAGCGCGTTGCAGTACCGCTGACAGCGGGTGCTCTCGCCCAGGCGGACGTCGATCTTGACGCCTTTGCGCGGCGTCCAGAGGCTGCCGGCCGGCCAGTCGGCAAACGAGTTCTCGACGGCCCAGCGCATCAAGGCCTGTTCGTCGTCCATGACGCGGAGCGCCGACTTGCGGCCTTCCTTCATCAGCGCGTAGGTGGTCGGCTTCTCCCACCGTTCGTCGGCCGTGCACTCCGGCAGCCAGTTGGGGGTGTTCCGCGCCCGCTCGTGCGCCTTGATCCGGTCTTTGATGAAATTCAGGACCAGATTGTCCGAGTAGATCGGGATCGGGATCTGGATGACCTGCTTCTGCGGGTAGTTAGTGTCGCCGCGCTGGGCCCGGCGCTCGGCTTCGCCGATTGACCAGTCCCGCAGGATGCCGATGACGGCCATCTGGTCGACGCGAATACCGTTCTGCGCTGCCATGTAGCGGTACATGTTAAGCTGCCAGATCCGTTCTTCCTTTAGACCGAAGATGATCTCCCACACGCTCATCAGCTTGAGGTCGATCAGCAGGTCGCCCTTCACCAGCCGGTCGAACTTGCCGCTGATCTTAAAGCCGTCGATCGACATGCTGACGCGGTGCTCGACTACGTCCCCGGTGACCTTGGCGCGCTCGAAGACGGCGTGTCCGATCTTGCCGATAAAGGCGTAGATGCGGTCGGCAACGTCTTCGGTCAGCGAATTGCCGTGGCGCTGAATCAGCGTCGACTTGCGCGCCGGCTCCATCAGCCCGGTGACCGAGTAGTCAGCGTCGCCTTTGTCGTAGTCGTCATAGGCGACGGCCTGAACCACGGCTTCGGGGAAGCCGAGCTTGTTTGTCAGCTTCATCGAATGACCCCTTTCTTTTGGAGGATGGCCCGCAGTTGCGGGCGGATGTTCGCCGCCGCACTGACCAGCGCGTGGCTTTTGGACGTGTCTTCGATGTCCCGGCAAATCTGAAGAACCAAGAGCGCCAGACTTGGCGGGATCTCCACGGCGGCGATGGTGTTGGCGGTCCGCTCAAAGTCGGCGGCCAGGGCCACCAGCCGGTCGATGTCCTCCGCGGCGCACTCGGCGACTGCAACTCGGACGGTGTCGAACTTGGCGTCGCGCATTACGCGGATCTGCTGACGCATCTGACCGAGACGATGCACAACGCGCCTGCAAAAATGCACGGCCTCGTCAGCCACGGTCGGGTCGGCGGAAATGGTGACAGGGGCCGGTGCGGCGCCGGGCGCCAGGGCGGGGAGTGCCTCGGTCATTGGTACGTCCTCGGATAGCGGTTCGGGGATGTTCCTGCAAACTTGCTGGTTTCACAAGCAGGAATGCAGGTTACTTGGCAGCGGAAAGCCGGTCGATCAGCCGCTGGGCAATGTCCGCGGACAGGTGCTTGCGGATCTTCTCGTCCCGCTCGGCGGGATCAAGAGACAGCAGCCATGCGTCGGCGGCTGCGGATTGCTTGGCGCGAATGGCGGCGCGCTCGGCCTCTTCGACGGCGCGACGGCGGGGAATTCGCAGCCGGCCGTAGGCGGAGGCGACGGCGATGTAGAGCTCGTCGCGCTCGGCTTGTTCGTCCTTGATCCACCGCAAAAAGTCGGCGATCAGCGGCAGCTTCTTGTAGGTCCAGTTGCGGCGGGCCCGCTCGAAAGCGAGGACGACCAGGGCCTGCGGCCATGTCGTCATTTCCTTGAAGTAGTGGGCCATCGCCTTCGGCGCTGGCGGCTTGCAGTCCAGATAGACGCACAGCTCATCGAACATCCGGCCGAGGTCGGTGTCGGCGATCGTCACCTGGGCGCGGAAGCGGTTGCGGTAGGTCTGAAGCCGCCCGTAGGCGTCTTCGTCATAGGTCAGAGCCGAACCGTCCAGCTGATTGACGCGCGAGCAGTAGTCCTTCGACCAGGCTTGCTCGGTCGCGCTCAGAGGAATAATGGCGACTGTCTGCGGGTGGGGGAGCGAGGGTTCGCTGGCGGTGGTCGACGTAGCGACTGAACGCGACGTGCCATTGTCGGCTGGTTCGTCGGTCGCGGGCGTTGCCGGCGAAGGTGGTTCGGAACTCATCGACGGCGGCTTCAAAGTTGAGCCCCCCGTAGCGGCGTGTGAGCCGATCGGCGAGATCGGCCGGAGGCTGCCAATTACGGGGAAGCTCGACATGACGGTCCTCCATGCGATCCTCAAAAGGCCGGGGCCATGACGGTCAAGCTGCCGTCGTCGTTGATGAGGTGGGTAATCGGGCCGTCCGTGCGCCCGACGATGTCGATGCGACGGAAGTGTCCGGCGAGCTGTTCGAGGACGGTGTCGCCGCGAACGACGATCCGTTCGCTCACCCGGTAGCCGGGAGTTCGGTCGGGGTGGTAGTGGGCGATGAGCTCGTATCGGATGCGGTGTTCGTCTGACATGCGAGGCGCTCCTTCTCGAATGCCTGGATCAGCTTGGTGAACGTGTCCCACGGGATGAACACGAACGGGTCCTGGCGGTCGCGCCGCAGCAGCAGCATGGCCGCGGTGCCCATCCACTGTTCGAGGGTGATGAAGCCCTCGCCGTTGGCCCGGGCCTTGACCTCGCACTGGAAGGTGTCGGCGATCCGGATGTCGTGTTCGAGCCGGGAATGGAACCGGCCGGCGGCGCCCGATAGGACGATGCGCTCGGCCTCGACGCCGATTTCGCGCAATTTCTGGACGATCTCGTGCTCGACCCGGCTTCCTTTGTTCTTCGAGAAGTTTTTGCTGCGGGGCTTGCGGCCACCCTGGCTCATGTCGTCGTCCTTCCGGCGGATCAGGCGAATGTCGGCATCGAGCGCCTCTGCGAAAAAGCCGAGCATCGCGAGTGAGAGATTCCGCGCACGGGACTCGATCTTGGCCGTGTAGCCGTCGGCAACGCCCACCAGCTGATCGAGGTCGACCTGGCTGATGTTCTGCTGGCGCCTGAGCACCTTGAGGTCGGCGAGATAAGCCGGGGCGTCTATCATTGCCTGTCGTCCTGTGATTGCGGTTAGGCAAGAATGCAGGAGCTTTTCAAGCGGTCAAGCACGGATGCTGGAAAGTTTCGATTGCCAGCAACATGCAATAAGCGCAAAGAAACAGGGCTCCGGGGACGACGGAGGCTTCAGATGAATGGTGTAATTCGGATTATGCACAATGCGGAAGACGCCTATCGGCGTGAGCTGAGGGTGTGGATGCGTCAAGTCCTGGCAACCAAAAGGATGTCGGCCGAAGCTTGGGCGCGCGACGCCGGCATGGCGGGAACGACCATCCGGCGGTTCCTGAACGGTGGGCCCGAAGCGCCGACGCCGTCGCTGGACACCATCGACGCCTTGGCGCGGGTGGCCGGCTACGGGCCGACTCTTTCGTTCGCCGACAAGGTGCCGGTCAGCCGGACGACGACGGACACGGTCCGGCTGGTTCGGCCCGATCTGGCCGCGGCGTTCGCCAGCCGGCAGTCGATGCTGGAAGCGAAAATTGCGCTGGATCAATCGCCGCTGACAACCGTTGACCGGGGGCTGGTGAGCCAGTCGGCCTTTGCGGTCGAGGCGGAGCACCCGAGCTTGAACCAGATTGGGATCCTGGTCGGGGACATCCTGGTCTGCGAGCCGGTCTGGTCGGTTGCGCCGGAGCCGAACGACGTGGTCCTAGTCGATGACATGGGCCAGATCATGCCGCTGACCTACTACCCGCCGGTGGCGGTGCCCAGGTCGACCGACCGGACTTACGACCCGCGGCCGCTGGACGATGTGACGCTGCTTGGCGTTGTCGTAGAGATGAAGCGGCACGTCCTAAACAGGTGATCCGGTTGCCCGCGCCTTGGCCGGATCGACAGGAGGGAGACGGGGTGACCAACCCCAAGCGCGGTCCTGTTTCGATTAACGGCCGCTCAGGAGCTTGGTCGCCTGCTTCTCGATGTCAATCCGGTCGTCCTGGTGCGGGATCGACCGAGCGAACGCAGTGATCGCCTGGGCCATTTCCCAGGCCGACCGGGCGGGGATGCCTTCCTCGACCATGTGCTGCTCGAGCGCGGCCTTGGCAGCCGACCGCGAGAAGCTGGTCTTGGAGTTGAGGAAGTCGACCGCCTCGTCGTGATCGCTGGCGACGCGGGTGTTCATCGCCCGCTGGATGGCGTCGACGATGCCGGTAGTCGAGCCGGTCGCATACTCCAGCAGCGCCGGCTTGGCGGCCTGGAGGAAGCGTTCGGGCGCTCTCTTCGTGTGCCGGATGACGATCTGCTCGACTTGATCGACACCGGCGATCAGCCGGTTGTCGCAGTGCTGGCAGTAGAGGAACGTCTTGATGCCCAGCGACCGGCTGCCGACTTCGCTGTTCCAGGCGAAGAAGCCCCGGAACAGGCGGACCAGCCGGTTGTTGCTGTGCTGACGCAGCTCGATCGGGCGCTCGCGGTCGACCAGGAACACGAACATGTCCCGGTCGGAGGCGTAGAAGCCCGGCTCCTTGCCGTTCGCCATCTGCGCGGCGATCCAGTTGGTGTCGCCGACCCCGTTGCCGGCGATCTGCCGGATGGCATCGACCAGCTTGTGGTCGTTGACCCGCCCGTAGGTCGGCGAGGTGAGTGCCCGCAGGGTGCTGTCGCGCTGATCGACGTAGGTCTTGACCAGCTCGCCGTTGTACGACGTCAGCTTGTACTGCAGCGGCACCGCGGCGACCGGCGCCGGCAGGTCCCGCATGAAGCCGGACGGCGCACCGATCAGGCTGCACATCTGGCCGAAGGACCAGTGCGTTGCCTGCGTCAGCGAGCCGTCCGGCAGCCGCAGGGCCAGGGCCGTCAGGCTCTCCGGCCGGGACAGGCTGCTGTCGGTGACGACCTCGATCTGGCGGACGTCGTGGACGGTGGCGTTCGAGTTGTCGGCCATCTGCCGGGTCGCCTCATAGAGCGCGTCGAGGCTCCGGTAGGTCTCGTCACGCGGGCGCGTGATCCAGCGGTCCGGGATGCTGGCACGGCCGTTCGTCATCATGTTCATGGTCTCGAACTCCTGGCGGCGAAAGTGGATTACTCGATGCCTAGGCCCGGGGGCATCATGCCGGCGGCGGCAGTCCGCACGTCGTCGGGGTGGCCGGTGGCGGTGCCGTCGAGCGCCCGGCCGATCAGCGAGATCGCGTCGGCCTTCTTCATGTCCTTCACCATGCGGGCGATGGACTTGGCCTCCGGATCCAGCTTGTCGACGAACTCCTGCAACGCGGGCTTGGTGAGTCCGCCCAGCCAGTTGGCGACGTGCGCCGGCTCGGCGATGCTGTCGTAGAGGTCGCGCGGCAGCTTGCCGGACAGCGCCAGGAGCTCACCCAGCTCCTTGTGACAGTTCTGGCGGGAAACCAGACAGGCGACGCTGACGCAGATCGAGGTCTTGAGGGCCTTCTCGGACGAGGCGATGAAGTCCGTCATCGTCAGCGGCTTCTCGAACTCGCCGCGGAACAGGATCTTGCGGTTGCTGTCGTTGACGTAGTCGGCGATCGAGTCCTGCTCGTAGTGCGCCGTCAGCACGCTGACCTTGGGACGGGCAGCCTCGCCGACGATGAATGACCGGGCCAGCCGGTACAGCTCGAACGCCGCGACGGCCAACCCGAACTTGTGGTCAGTGGCGATTGCCGCTCCCAGCATCTGAGCGAAGATGGCGTCCCGGCGACGAGTGGCGGCGCCGGACAGGCCGGCCGCATCTTCATCCGGCGCGATGACCGGCTTGGTCTCGCCCGTCTCGTCGTCGGGGTCGCTGTCGGCCGACTGGCCGCCGGCGCGCTCGCGGTAGGGCCCGTGGAACACCAGCTCCCCGGAGTAGCTGAGGGCGGCGATCTCGAAGCACCCGGAGGGCCAGCGTTTGATCAGACCGATCTCGATCTTCTGATACCGTTCCTCG